CCAATACTTGTCTGAGACCTTTAGCCCAACCTTCCTTGCTATCCTTGATGACAACAGTAGTTTCGCTTTGGAAAAGAGTAGGAACATCAGGGAGTTTAGCAATGAACTGACGCTCAACACTGAAACCAACCCCCGTACCGCAAAGCAAGATGAACATAGCCTCATCGAAAGACTTAGGATCATCTACGGGTAGATAGCTACAGTTATACATACAGGTGTTGTCCCTGTCTGCTGCCTTACCTGCTGTCATTAGTGAACGCATACTAGGCATAACCTCAAGGCTAAGGATAGCGTCACGTACTTCTTGTAGGTCAACAGGCTTAAGCCATGTCTTAGCGATGTTCTGCAGGTAACGCTCTACAGTTTCACCCCATGTTTCACGGCGTCCCTCATCGTCTAGCCAACGTGCATAGCGGCTAGTAGCAATGAAAGTCTGGTAGTCACTTGGTAGGTAATTGTTATTCATCTTTTACTCTCCTTTGGGAACGTGAAGATTTCTTTACGTCCGCTCTCTCCTATGTGCGCTTCCAGTATCACTTGAGCCTTGTGTAGCATAGCACAAGCTAACATAAGGGTTTCTTCTCTGTTGTCACACATCATTATTTGTTGTTCTATTGGTTTAAGCAGTTCAACCATTCTGCTTCGCACCTCAGACAAGATCAGACAGGTCAGGCTTCCAGTAGTTAGCCCCCTTCAATACTTTACCATCAGGACGCTTGAGAGGTTTACCTGCTGAGTCTAGCTTAGACATATTAGATGCGTGTACTCTGCGTACAGCCTCATCCAAGTCCCATCCATAAGTAGCTGCATAGCCATACGTTACATACACCAAGTCAGCTAGTTCTTTAAGCATCTCTGCTGACCCGTCTGCATCACGCACCTCACTGTATTCTTCTTTGAGTAACAACCACCGAAAGCCTTCTAGCTTTCTACTGTAGCCATACTTCTCATCAAGAGGGTGATCCATTGCTACTGCAAACTGGCGTACCATATCAAGAGGCGAGTCTTGTTGGTACTCTGCTGTAAGGTCTTCTTGATTGTACTCAGCAAAGTCTACGATATCTTGTTGCGTAATCATCCGTGTTCCCTCACGTTAATGTTATATATGGTAACGTCATCTATGTCAAAGACTAAGTTCTCAAGTAAGTCCCTGATGTCTTCATTGTGATGTACGTCATGAGAAGATAGTATGTTGTTTTCTTCATCTACTTCAACAACAAACGTAGCACTAAACTTTCTAGTCTTTGCCATCCTCTTCTACCTCCTTGATTAGACGGTCTAAGTACCACCGTGCCTTCTGCAAGTCCTCTAGTCCATTCTTGTAAGGCCAACGCCACAGATACTTGAAACAGTTTTGCCAACAGTAAGACTCATGAGGGTTCACATAAGAGCCTTCTGACATAGCCTTCATAGCATCAATACATTCAATACTAGCTTTGTTATAGTGTGGTGGGTGATCTACTACATCTACTATATAAGCCTCGCCTTGTTCTTTCCACTTAGCCATATCAACAACTGCCCTTTGTTTTAGTGAACTTATTTATCTTTAGTATGTTACCGTCTGAGGTGTAGGTTGGGCCTACATCTAGCTCATCATCATAGTCACCCTCAATTATCTCATCTATCTTGTCTTGTACTTTATCTCTTAACTCTGCTATTAAATCCGACTCTTCATCCATAACTAATTCAAACAGAGCGTTCATAGTTAGTGCAACATTTAGTGCTACGTCTAAGTCTTCATCATCCATTGTGTTTTCATCTGACTTATAAATACAAGTCTCTATACGTCCCTCCCCTAAAGGTTTTATAAGTATAGCTATTTCCTCTATGCCTAACTTGTGAGACATTAATCTTTCCTTTTTGTTTTGAGAGTAACAACCTTGTCCGTAACACACGAACCCGGCAATGTCAACCATTCATTTGGTATCAACCTATGAGCATACAGGAAGTTATTCTTCTCGCACCAATTACCGTAGGTAGTCTTGGAGCCTTTGTATAGCTTACCCTTAGAGTTACTAAAGACAAACCTTATGTCTAACTCAGGGTGTTGTTTCCTTACTTGTATGTGCTTGTGCCTGTCTTCACTGTCAAAGATACCTTTGGTTTCAATAAAGATACCATTGTCTAGCTGGAAGTCAGGGGTGTAAGTGCGATAGCGTAAGTCCTCCCATTCTATTTTGACTAGCTCATACCTTACCTTTTTCTGGCACTCAGACAAAACAAGAGCAGTCTGTTTTTCAAGACCACTCCTGTACTTGGCTTTAAGGTGTTGCCTTTTAGGTTTAGGCATCTGTCTTTAGCTTAGTGTAGTGCACCATAGGTGCGGTTAGTTTACCTTGATAGGTTCTTGATGGTAGTTCTTGATAGTCAGGCCAACAAGCTTTCTTGAATGAACAGAAGCTACACTCTCTGCATAGCGTCCTATTACCTGACTCCTTCTTACGGTATGTCTCAGGTATGTCTGTGTACTTACGCTCAAGTGGCTCATCATTCTCTAGGTAGTCATACGTGGCTCTCATCTTGTCTAGTATTTCATCAACGTCTACGTGCTTGGCTGAGACGTACTTGTGATGGCCGTTAGCTTTGTTGACTACCCACCATCCCCCTACCTTCTTACCTGCTGCTGTAGCGTAGCCTACAAGCTGTGCTACGTAGCCGAAAGGATCACTGGCTTGTAGGGTTTCAAGGTCAACAAACTTTTTAGTGTAGGAGTAATCAGATGCAGACTTAATGTCATCTACTCTGCCCTCCATAACTAAGTCATACTCCCCTCTGATTGGGCGTCTGCCACCACCTAAGTCTAAGTTCACAACATCGTTGTCTTTAAACTTGACCCCTGCTGTACGCAGTATACCTTTGAACACTGCCTCAACTATATCACCTAGCATCATGTTCATCATGAACTGATCTGGCATGGGTTCTTTCTCTTCTGGTCTATTCTTCTCAAACCAGAGTTGACATATAGGGCGTCCAATGTTTGACATTCTAAGCTTGAACTTATCACGTGGACCCCCATTGAACTGCTTGTCTAAGCCTTCTTTGACATCAGAGGCAACCTTATCAATGATTGCCTCCGACATACTGGACTTGCCTAGAGTAGCATCCCGCATCAACTTCTTAATAGGAAGTTCAGCGACATGGTTCATATCCATATTAGTATGGAGCCTCCTCTACCTGTACGATAGCATCAAGTACATCAGGCGAGATAGCTACATCAGGCTTGTTTAACTTCTTCCACTCGCTAAGAATGTAATCATTAGAGTTGTCTATGTAGTCAACAAAAGAACGTAGCGTATCTTGATCATCATCCTTCATAGGCACCTTAGTACCCAGTGATGCCACCACAGTAGCGTAACTATTAGTAGACATCTTCTCTTTCTTAGATGCCAGCTTGATAGTATGCTCAATAGGTAACAGCTTCTTAGCGGTTATCTCCTGTAGTGCAGCGTCCATAGACTTCTTGCTTTGGAAGTTCTTAACGAAATACACAAAGTCAATCTCACCATCGTAGCCTTGCATAGGATTGCCTTTAGCATCAAAAGGTTTGTTCATTGATACCTTGCCAAACAATACTTTAGAGTTCTTCACACTGCTTTGACGGGCCTTGTAGTCTTCATCTAAAGCAGCCCACTCTTCTGGTGTCCTGTACTTACTATCTCGGCCTAGATTAAACGTACCCCTACTATCCTTCAAGTCACCCTTCAGTTTAGTAACCATGACTGTGCTGTGTGATCTACCTATGTCAGTGTCGAACTGCGTCCACTGCTGACGTTGTGCAAATAAACGGATGGATACAGATCGACTATACACCTCGTTACCTTCCCCATCTTTGAGCTTGTATGCTCCAAGCGGTACTACAACCTTCTCTTCTACCTCGTCATCGACAACATGCTCAACCATGATAGGTGCTTGCACCTGATTCAACATGGGTATCTTAGGCGCAGAAGAAGTAGCCGTATCCATTTCTCCGAAACCCATTACCGCTGCCAAGTCTGATCCAGCGAAGTTAGTACTCAACTCATTGCTCATTATATATCCTTTCTGAGCTTTAAACGAACCGTAGTTATAACATTATACATCAACAGTGTCAAGCCAATTCGGTCCTATCTTGGCCTCTAAAAGTAAGGGTACATTCATTTCTACCCCATAGTATCTGTTGATGATTGCATCTAGGTTTTCATTAACATTGTCAATAATACCTAGCACCTCCTTCTCTTCTTGTGGGTGTATGTCTATCACCGCTGAGTCATGAACACTGTTCACCAGCCGTGACCGTAAACCTTTGAGCCTGTTATCTATCTCAAGTAATACAACAGGTACAACATCACCAGTAGCAAACCCCTGCACTGGATAGTTTTTAATCCTAGTGAAGTTAGTAGGTGTGCCATTGGCTCTGCGATGTGTGCCGGGAAAAGCATACTGCCTACCTGATACATTGGTTATCTTCTGTAGACGTATAGCCTCACTGCCTAGCTTCTTGTGCCACTCTCCTATGCCTTTATACTTATCAAGGAAGTGGTGATAGTATGCAGCTTCTGCCTTGGTTCTGCCAAACCCTGTAGCACCAAAGAGAGGGGCGAAGGTGTGTTCCTTTGCAGCTTGCCTAGTAGTAGGCTGACCTGCATCACTAATGATCTGTGCCGTGTAGGAGTGTACATCAAAGCCTGTGTTGATCTCTTCCATAGCTACAGGGTCTTGTGATAGGAACGCTGCAGCCCTAAACTCTAGCTGTGCAAAGTCAGCCTCCATAACCTTGCCACCCTCCCATCGTGATATAAACACACGCTTCACTGGGAACGTCCCACCTCTAGGCATGTTCTGCATGTTAGGCTCACGTCCAGAGAACCTGCCAGTAGACGTAATGTGTTGCGTTAATGACACATGTAGTATATCATCTGGCTTAGTGTAAGTATCAATGCCATCAACAAAGCTTGACAGATAACTAGATACAGCATTGAGACGCTTCAAGTCCTCAAGAAACTTAACAGCCACATCCATGTTGTTATCTATTGCTGTAGCCCTAAGAATATCTAGTACGTCTTTTCCTGTAGAGAAGCCACTAGCACTAACCCAAGAAGCATTAGGAGGGAAGAACCCAAACCCAGCCATACGAGATTGCTTCTTAAGTTGGTAGCCTCTGGCGTCACAGTCTTTACACTTGTTAGGTCTAGCATACTTACTGCCATCCTTTCTTATCTTATATATTTCAGAACTGCCCTCACACGTGGGACAAGTGAACGCCTCAGTGCGATACAGAAGATCACTGTTAGCATTAATTATTTCCTTTAGTTCGCTTAACTTCTTACAGTTATCAAATAGATTAGGCCAGTCATCTTTCGAGTGAGGCTTACGACTAAAGATTACCTGAGACATCTGCTCTGGACTATTCAAGTTAACAGGTGTGTCACCCATAACCTCACGTACCTGCATCTGTAGCCGTGATTGGATAGAGCCACGCTCCTCTTCATACTCCTTACGTACTGCATCAAGAGCCTTACGGTCTACCTTCATACCTGTCTGCTTCATGCGGGTAAGTAGCTTACATACATCAAACGTAATGTCTCTCACTTTGATAAGACTTGCCGACTCAGGGGCTGCAAAGTCTGCAACCTGTGCGTGAAACAGTGCAGCAGTGGTGTTACAATCTGCCTCAAGATAAAAAGTCAATTCTGATAATGGTATCTCATCTGTATTGTACCCATCCTTGAAGTACTTCTTTAGGGTGTCATCCTTTTGGAACTCAAGGTTTCTACGGATAGCTGTGTTGCCTAGAGACATAGATATTTTTTTAGCTACGCCATTGGGCGTGATCTCTAGGTTGTTTCCTCTGAGTAATATACTCTCAGCTAACATGGTATCCCATATGTTACCATCGTACTTGAATCCACACTCCCACAGCCAAGCTAAGTCATGCTGTGCGTTGTGCATAATGAGCAGGGTAGTGTGATCTAGTATCTTCTGGATACGTCTAGCTTCAACCCCTGACTGATCAACGTATTCTTTGTGCTGAAGATCAAACGTTAGAGCCTCATTACCATCATCTACATCACGTACACCCACATTAACTAAGAAGTTGTCAGGCTCCCAAGGGTCTAGGAATAACTTGTTGTTCCTCTTCTGTGTGGTATTCTCTACGTCTAATACAAACCGCATTGTAGTCCTTTCTCTAGGCTAGATACTGTGATCTCGCCCCGTCTAACTCGCAGTGGACAACCCCGTGCCACCCACCCTTTAGTTTGTTCTTAGCTACATTGATATGACGTTGGTTATCTTCATCGTCACCCTCAGTAACTTGGTTCTTAGCTATCAACAACATGAGGTCTGCCTCTGCTGCCTTACCTGTCTTACTACCTTCCAGCATAGACTGATCAAGGTATACTTTATCTTGTGCATCAGCAGACAACTGGCTCATCCATATAATAGCACAGCTATACTTCTTAGCTATGTTACGAGCATGGATAGCAGCAGCCTTTAGGTACACGTCTGACTTGTCACTGCTCTTTACAGCAAACTTATCACCCATGTCAAGTACAACTATGTCTGGCTTGCTATGCTTAATGATGTTCTCTACCCAACCTAAGTCTTTACCTGTGCTATCAAACATGCTGATCTTCTCACGCACCTTCTTGTACCTAGCTGCAGCTAATGCATAGTTAGACTTGATCTCATCTGTGTCCATACTGGCAGCAGCGCACAGGTAGCGTTCAGCTACACGTACATACTCTTCTTCATTACACAACACCATACACTTAGCACCCTGCTCTGCGAAACCTTTAGGCGATGCAATAGTAGATGCATGGAAGCTTGTCTTACCTGTGTTGGGTCTGGCACCCACAATAATAAAGTGACCACTGCTGATCCCTTCTATGCGCCCGGCGAGGCTAGGTATGTTCCACTTCCACTGTGACTGTGTGTTACCTGCCTCAAGGATAGTATCAATGTCGATGTCAGCCCACTCAACATTCATGTTAGGCATGAAGTTATCCTCATGCGCCTCTAGTACCTGACGTAGTGGCTCAAGGGATGTAAGCTTACCGTTAACGTAGTCGAATCCTAAGTT